ATTCTAGTCCATGAATTGGTTGCACTAGAATATTGATACGATACCTGATTAACTACTGTTACTTGTCCATTTGTGGGTGATGCTGGGAAGGCCATAATTTCTCCTGTTGGTCTTATACACTACTTATGCCGGAACGAAAAAATTAATTCCTAGCATTTTTATACTAATTTCCTATATTTGCTTGCTCTGCTAGCCATTCTTCACGGGTCAATTTTCGAGGTTGATCCTGTTGTTTTTGTTGTTCTAACCACTGTTCTCGAGTCATTGTTTGATTATTTTCCACGGACTCTTGCTCCTTCAACCACTCTTCTGTGGTCATGGTGCGAGTCACTGTGACCAAGTTCGTGGGTGTTGCGCTGTGTACCGTTCTAACTTCAACCTGAGATGCCAGCCACTGTTCCCGAGTCATGGGCACCGTTGATTGTTGCTGTGCCAACCACTGTTCAGCGGTAATTTTTGTTTGTTCCGCCAACCACTCTTCTGTGGTCATGGTGCGAGGAACATCACTCACTGATGCTGTGTTGGGCTCGGTTTTGATCGCAAGTTGCGATGCTAGCCATTGTTCCCGAGTCATGGGCACCGTTGATCGTTGTTGCGCCAACCACTGGTCAGCGGTCATTTTGGTTGCTTCTTGCGCCAGCCACTGTTCCACTGACATAGTTGGTGTGGGTTGCTCTTCTGTTTGCTCTGCAGTTTGTACTTGATTGGGTAACGAGCGAGGATATTTTGCTTTTACTGCTTGTATTCTGGCTGCCATTTCTGGAGGAAATACGCCAGCGTGATACAAGGCATCTAATTGTTCTTGAATGGTAGGATATTCCCTGGCACGATTTCTTTGATATTCCGCCCAGTCATATGCCTGTTGCAAACGCTGTTGTTCTGCCTGTATTTGTTCTAGGGTTACCGGGGCTGTTTCGGGTCGGTGCCAAGTTATTGTCTGATCGTACAAACCCACACTGATTTCTGCCTCAGGCACCAGACTTTTAATAGCATGAAATACGGTTATCATGATGCGGCAATCTCCAGGGCTATCAACCAAATATTTGTACTGGTAAGTGTACTGCTGGCTGTAGATACTTTTTGCTGTAACTTATAAGTTACAGCACTTGCGGTTGCTGGTGCATCCATATAACTATAAGAAATAGCACCTATTATGCCAGCATCAACACCACCTGCGCCTGATGTTCCAGTATTTTGAACTTGCAAACTTGTACTGGCGCCTCGTACCAATTGAGTAAAGGAGGTAACGCCAAACCCCGATACAGAACTAAACTCACTAGTACCAGTGGCTATGATTAAAATTTTGCTGGTCGCGCTAGATGGTGTAATGGTTACTGTTGCATAGGTGACATCAACATAAGATGTGCTGTTTGTGATACTGCCGCCCAGGCTGGAACTCATCACTGTTTGTACCACAGCACCCAGGGGCATGTTGTATGCGGGCAATCTATTGTTGGTGTAGAGATTCTGTGTGTAGGTGTTGCGGAAATATACATTACTAGTACCAATGTCGTAGGTGACGTTTGCAATTGGTACCAAGGTGCCAGAAATCGCTACATTGGCAACTACGCCGCCAGCAAAAGCAGGACTAGTGGTATCTACCCAATAGTTACTTGTACCATCATTGATATACTCATATAACACATCGCTTGTGGTGTTGTACCACTGATCTGCTACATCTGGTCCAGCAGGCGGGGACGTTGAGGCGGTGTAAACAATGCCGGTGGGAATTGGAACGCCATTGGCATAACAATAGTTGTCGGACCGTATTGCGTTACCGAAAACATTGCCTGTTGCACTAACTAGCCCAACTGTTAATATGTTACCGCCAGTTATGTTGGCAGTAGCAGTAAAAGTAGTAGCAGAAACTACATTGGCACCACTGATATTGCCACTTGGTCCAGTGGTGATAACACCACCACCAGTTACGTTGCCAGTAGCACTTACAACACCACCAGTTAGAACATTGCCACCTGTGATGTTGGCCGCTGATGTAATAGTCGATGTAGCACTGATCAAGCCGCCTGTCAATACATTACCGCCTGTGACATTACCACTCATTGACGCAATGGTACCTGTCAAACTTGGCGCATTAACAATAGTTGTAGCAATAACATTGTTGGCATTGACGTTGGCAGCCGAAGTGATTGTTGAAGTTGCACTGATCAGTCCACCAGTTAGGACATTACCTCCAGTTATATTGGCTAACGAAGTAATAGTCGAAGTGGCAGATATCAATCCACCTGTCAATATGTTGCCACCCGTGACATTACCAGAAATTGATACATTAGACAACGTACCGACTGATGTTAGACTTGAATATAATACATTTGAACTTAGGGTATTGCCAGTCAATGCATTAGCATCCACACTTGATGCTGTGACCCCAGTTAATTGACTACCATTACCAATAAAATAGTTGCCAGTTACGTTACCGCTTGCTGAAACAACTCCAGAAACGTAAGCACCTGTGTTAGAAATTACAGCAACATTACCTGTTCCATTAACTCCCATGGTAATATTACCATTGGCCGTGGCAATGTTTACATTGCTAGTGCCGTTGCTGATGAATGTTGTGTCTACACCAAACTCACCAACGTATCGGTAGCCAACAATATAAATTGTGTTGGCTGTGCCAGTGCCAATAGCAGTTGGGATGGTTGCGCCATTGAAGTTAAGTACACCGGACTGATAGTCAAAGAACCAGGTGTCATCACTACCGGAACCGGCACCAAACAACTTGGTACCCGCTGTTTGAGGATTGCTTATGTTTGCGGCGCCAGCATACACCTGCACCAGGTAGTTGTCCCCAAACTGTGTGGGAATCCAGTTGATTAGATTGGTTTTCCAGGTTTGATTGTCAGGGGCTGTTAGGTCTTCTGTACATTGTACTGTGGGACTGTATCCAGCGCCGCCACCGTCTTTGTAAACTTGCACCAGTGATGTGGTACTAGCCGGAGGCGAGGCAGGTATGTCTCCACTCTGTGTCCAAATAAGGTCACCACGATACAGTAGCGGACTGGGTATACTTTCGTTGAAGGCTTCTTTGGAGGCAGGTTCGGCGGTTTTGGTTACCCCGTAACCGACCTTTTTCCAAAGATAGTCAATCTTTTGTGATTCGTTGAACGAGGCGGCCATTAAGCGGCTACTCCTATTGACAAGGCTGTGATAGATTGGCCACTTGCCAATGCAATTCTAATTAAAATGTTGTTGCCAACACTGTTGGCGGCGTTTTGAGATCCCAGGGTCATTGTGTATCCTACGTTGGCAATTGCTGTATTTAACGGTATCACATCCGCACCGGTCAAGGCACACCCATTTGAGCCGTTACCACCAGTGCCACTGGCAGCACCCGGAACTCCTGATCCAGCATACTGTGTGAATGCTTCCAGCCATCCGTTGATGGTACTGGTTGGTCCTGGGAATCCTGGAGTGGGTGATGAGAATCCGCTCTTGTCTATGGTTGTTCCCGGTGCCGCTACCCAAACGCCTGCAACACCTGTAGTAGTTGTTAATCTAATATCAAAGTTGGCTAGACTTGGTCTAGCAAATGCAAAAGTAAAGTACTGTGTAGTTGTACGACCGCCGGTGACTGTCAAGTTTGGACCCACCGGCAAGTATCCTGTGCTTAAATCAACTGCGTATTGTGTGAGTACACCATAGCGCACCACAGCCTCGGGTGTGCCAGCAATGGTTTGTGCTCCAGACCAAGCGTTGGCTGTGTAATAATTGGTTGAGTCAGAGAACGCAGGAGTATTGCCTGCTGTGCTCATCACAATGCGTATGGCCGCTTGTGTGTTGGAAGTGGGTGTACAAGTAATTGACTGTTCGTTTACGCCAGAGTTTGCACCAGCATACATTTGTATCTTGGTCGGCAATTGCACTGTGGTACCGGTGCCTATTACGTTGAGTATGTTGGCCTGCAAAGTACTCACGCTGTTGTTTGCACCAGTAATGTTGCCGGTTAAATTACCAAAAGTATAGTTTGCACTAACACCAATGTTGGCCTTGACATTACTACCAGTCAACATACTGTTGCCCGCATTGTCAAGTTGTGCTAGAGTTTTGGTCTGATTTGCTGATAATACTGCACCAGAACCTTCGTACACTGTACCACTGGCCAATGTAAAAGGTGTGGTGCTGGTATAAGTTTGGCCTGCTAGATTGCTAACCTCTAGGTTAGCAATTGTGATTGCAGGCGAGCCTGTGTTGTAGTAAGGAATACCTGAAATATATCTATAGGTTCCTGCTGTGGACTCAACCATCAACACGTTAGCAGTAACCAGACCAGGCGCTGTGTTCAAGTTGTCTTTGACAAAGCCCACATAGTTGGTGTTGCCTGATACCGAATGTACCATTTTGTAATTGTTGTAGCCTGTGCTCAAACTGCTCAATGCACAACTTACGTTTGCGCTGAACACTTTGTAGAAATAACTAGGTACCGCGGCATTGGCCACGTGTAGGTCTCTGTCGGCTGACACAACCAAAGCGCCGGTAGTACCAACTGTGTTACCTGATGTAGTAAATGTTACATTACCTGCGGCTGCATTGTTGACATAAGCAGTCAGTGTTCCTGTGGTTGCTGTGTTGGCATTTTGTACATTGGCACTGGTTGTGATAGTTGCTGTTGTTGCAAAACGTGTGACACTTGTGCCGTTGGCTGGAATATTGCCACCTGTTGCATCAGCGGCACCGGCAGCCAGTAATGGACTTGTTCCTTGACTGGCATTGGCAATGGTCAAGTTAGCAAATCCACTAAGTGCAGTAGGTGCAGTTGGATTGTTAGCAATAAAGATATAACCGGTTTGACTCAAAGTATTGCTTTGTGCTGTGCTGGTTATACCGTTTGGTGTTCCGTTGGCCTGTAGTGACACAGTAAAGGCGCCAGTAGTGGTATAGGTATGCAATGCGTTGCCCACGTTGCTTACGCCGTTGCTGAATGTGCTGTCGCCCCAGGTCCAGTTGGCCAGGTCGCTGTTCTCACTGGTGTTCTGGAATGTGAATGTTGAGCGATTGGCACCGTTATAGTCAGTATAGAGATAACCCACTCTGGCATTACCTGTGTTAGCAGTAGCATCGGTGACCACGTTGGCAGTGGTTCCAACAAAGTTGGCACGTGTCTGTGGCTCAACTGTGATTGTGATGTTACCACTCTTGAACGGGCTAGTACTATAACCAGTATACAAGGACAAGTTTGCTGTGAACTGTTGATAGATGTTGCCTGACTGATTGGCCGCACTCAATGCAAAAGTATTGGTAACGTTGGCCGCACCTGGATTGCCGGCGGTGCCGGATGCGATAACCACATTGCTAATATTGCCGTCGCCGTAATTAAAATAGTAATACTGTTGTGCGCCAAAACTTGCGGTGTTACCTGGGGCACCATTCGAATCGTTTCTAAAACTTATCACGCCCGACCCATTAATCACGTTGGCTCGGTTGGCAGTGACAAACACATTGCTGGCCTGTGATGAGTAAACTTTGACGTTGGTATTAGACGATGTCACGCTCACAGGACTTGCACCTGCATTGGCACTGTTACCTGTTAAGTTGACTCCATACAAGTTATCAGTGTTGGCCGATGCATTGGTAAAAGTATGACTTGCTGTGGTCCAGTTGTTGGCTGGGATCACAATAGTACCATCTCCCCAGTTGATTGAATAAGTTTCTGCGTATTGACTGGTGTTGGTTATCAACACAGCACCCGGAGTATCCAAACTTGTTCGGTTGGCTGTGAATGATGGTATTGGTGTAGGTGTATACAATGTTATCGTGGTAGACGCTGTACTGGTTGATCCTTTGGCACCATTTGCCACATTTCCGTTGTAGGTTCCATTGGTGTTGTATGCTGTATAGGTCACTGTAAATGTGCCGCCCAATACATTGCTGAATGTATGTACTGCATTGGCTGTGGTTACATTGGCTGTGCCATCACCAAATTGCCACAAATAAGCATTGGGGTTACCAACGTAACGTCCGGTTAATGATACACTTAATGGACTTGGCCCCGAACTCACATTGGCAGTAATATAGGCGTTGCCCACATAGGTACTGTTGGCTATGTTCAATGCCACTTGATTTAGGTCATCTAATCCGTCTGTAACATAAGTTGCTGTGGTCCAACCTGGATAGGCCACGTTTTGTACAAGATTACCATCTGTTGGTGTGCCTAATTGGATTGTGTTACCTAGACCACCTGCGGCAATAACTCCAGTAAGGGCTGAACCATTACCAAGGAAATAATTACCGGAAACATTACCAGTTGCCGAAACTATTCCGGCTGTAAGTAGGTTGCTACCAGTTATGTTTGCTGTTGCCGAAACAACTCCACCAGTTAGGACATTGCCGCCAGTTACATTACCGGTTAAACTGATACTTGTACCGGTTGCGGCTCCAATATTTGGTGTTGTGAGATTGGCACCGGCTTTGACAATAATATTGCCCGACCCATCAAATGCAGTGGTGTTGTTATCAATCTTGGCGTTGAATTGGGAGCCTATTAAATTTAAACCAGCACTGGTATTGGCGGTATAACTGCCTGCACTAGAGAATTGTGTCCAAACAATATTTGTTGTACCAATTACAACCGGCGCATTAGTAGTACACACATATCCAGAATCAGCGTTGACTGTGCCTAACTCAACAAAAGTAAATGCACCAGGAACCTCCGATGATTGGTTCATGTCAGTGGCACGAGTCAATACATATGGAGATCCCACATCGTTGGTAGTAACAACATAGATGCCGTTGTATGGGGCATTGACGCCAGTTTCGTTCTTGATCAATACTCTATCACCAACTGTGGGTGCAGTTCCGTCAATAGTTAGTAAGCCCGACGAAGATCCGGTTATGGTTGCACCGACTCCAGCAGTTCCGTTGTCGTAGGTATAAGCAGGTAGTGTGGTGGCTGTGGCAAAAGAAACAGATGCTTTAGGGTCAAGTCCTTGTGCTATACTATCAACATAGGCTTTGGTCGCGGCATCTTGATCTTGTACAGGATCTGCTAGTCCAGTAATATTTTTACTGTTAGCGGTAATATTACCAGTAGGTGCTAAGTTTAATGCACCAGTACTGGTAATTGTTAAAGCGGTTCCAAAGATATTGTTTGTGTTAACATTGCCGCCAGTGACATTACCAGTTGCTGAAATTAACCCTGCTGTTAAAATGTTACCACCAGTAATATTTGCCGCTGATGTTATTGTTGACGTGGCACTTATTAAACCACCGGTAAGTAAATTACCAGTTGTGGTATTACCGCTAACACTTAAACTTGTTAATATGCCAACACTTGTAATATTGGCTTGTGCGTTGTTTGTTACTGTTCCTGCTGAATCAGCATATGTAGCATTGGCCACGGTTCCTGTTACGTTGGCACCAGTTAAACTTGTTAACCCAGCACCATTGCCAATAAACACATTGCCTTGGATGTTACCTGTTGCTGATACCACACCAGTTACATATTCACCTGTATTGGCAAATACTGCTACATTTGATGTGCCGTTGACTCCAACGGTGACATTGCCACCTGAACTAACCACAGTCACATTACTTGTGCCGTTGTTGATGTTGGCCACACTGGTAATAACACCAGTTAGTAGTGCACCGTTACCAAGAATATAATCACCAGTTACGTTGCCAGTCGCTGAAATGGCTCCGTTAACAACCACTCCATCTTCAATAGTAATAAAAGTAGAATCGTCACTGGAGATGTTGTTGATCACAAGATTAACTGCATCTAGATTGCCAGCAGTGATATTACCAGTTGTTATTACTGGCCCAGTTAGAGCGACTAAATTTCCCGTGTATGTTGGCAGATAATTGGCCACATCGGCATTGCTATATCCTGCAGGCAATCCAGTGATTAACGCACCGTTACCCAACAAATAATTTCCAGTAACGTTGCCAGTTGCACTTACTACCCCATCAACATAGGCACCGGTATTAGCAAACACAGCGACATTGCTGGTTCCGGCTGTGCTGACTGTTACATTACCGTTTGCATTGACTGTGACATTGCTGTTGCCGTTTGTGATTGCAGTACCTGCCGATACTGTGATACCTGTTAGTTGTGAGCCATTACCAATAAAGTAATTGCCTGTGATATTGCCAGTAGTTCTGATGTTTCCTACAGCACTAATCAATCCACCTGTGAGCAGATTACCGGTTTGAGTATTACCAGTTACACTTAGGTTTGCCAGTACGCCAACTTCACTTGCTAAAATTCCAGTCAGTTGTCGACCATTACCAACAAAGTAATTGCCTGTGATATTGCCTGTGGCGCTTACTTGACCAGCGGTTAATAAATTACCACCAGTAGTATTGCCAGTGACCGTGACTGAAGTCAATGTGCCAACTGAAGTGATGTTTGGCTGTGCGGCAGTGGTTACTGTGCCAGCAGTGGTTGCGGATCCAGCGGTGACAGCATAGGTGGCATTGGCCACAGTACCTGTGACATTGGCACCTGCTACGGTATTTGCTATATTAGCGTAGGTGGCTGTGGTAGCACTACCAGCAGTGGTTGCGTAGGTGGCATTAGCTACAGTACCCGTGACATTGCCGCCTGGTATATTAGTTAATCCAGCGCCTGAACCGATAAAACTACCATCAGTTGTTACATTGCCAACTACAGATAGATATAATAAATCATCTACAACTTTTAAACTTGAGTATAATACATTTGAACTTAAAACATCGCCAATCAATGCGTTGGCATTAACA